AAGATTAGCAATAATAAAATCTCTACCTTGTTCAACATTCGAAAATCTCCGACTGAGTTTATAAAAGTGCCACTTATCCTTTCTATTCTCAAATGCCTCTACACTGGTTTTCGATTTACCATAATACTTAAAGTAATCGTATGATTCTTGTGTGAAGTGGAGTTTGAGTGAGGAGTATAAACAAAAAGCTTCATATCCTGTCATATGGGTAATCTATTACTTTTGCCTTTGATTAAATTATACTTCTCTGCTTGTTCCTGCATCTTAGACTTGAGATTTGGATTGACCAGTGTTGCAGCAACCTCAATCTCAAGTCCTGTTTCTTTGCAGTATTCGCAGATAGCTTCCAAATAGGTGTAGTCCGTATTGGCAACCATACCTTCAATTGCCAATGCGAACTTCATCATCTCATCTTTAGTGGGCATTATTTGAGAATGCCTCCACCACCACTAAGTGCCTTACCATATGGATACGTATACTGTCCAGAGTTCTCATTTATACCCACAGAACCAACAGTTACCTTTGCTCCACCAATAGTGCCTGGTGATGGAACTGTCCATCTTGAAAGGTCAGCAGATGTTAATGCTTGGATACCTTGTGTTGATAAAGTCCACGACTGAACTTGCTCTTGTGTCAATGGTGCCATCGTTGGAAACTGGTTTGGTGTCAATGATGCAAAGTCAGTAGTAGTCAAACGAGGCATCGATGCTGTAGTCAAACCACCGAATGGCCATCCGTTATTGGGGAAATGCTCCATCGAGAACTTATCTGCTGATTGGTGTTGTTTCATTGCATCTATAGATTGCAATAAAATGTCATCTGCATCTTTATCCCAACTTTGCAAATATTCTTCTTCATCATCATCATCCATATTTTGTGTCCAATCATCTTCTTCATGATGCAGTTCACCAACTTGACCTTCAACATCGTGACCAGATGCAATCAAAAAGTTTCGAAACTCTTGAAAGATTACATCCAAATCATAGTCGGGTTCAGCACCGAATGATACTGATATATGTTTACCATCATTGTCACTAAAACTAAAACTGTAGTTACTACGTTCATCACTGTGATATCCGCCAAGTTTATTCATAATATATTCTCCGATAAGTTATTTTTTAGAACCAGATGCTGCATATGCTACACAGATGGTATCATAATCACGTGCATACGAACAACGCACAGATAGTGGGTCAATACCTTTTGTAATAGCATTCTCAATGTTTGCTGCCATCAGTTTTCGGTCATTCAAATAATACATGCATGTCGATACTATGGCAGCTAATAGAACTACAGTCACTGAAAAGTTAGTCGCATAATGATACTGCGGTTTAGGATTCTCTACTGCTGTTTTATTGTCTGTCTTTGCGGTAACCAAAATCAAATCTCCTTATGTTTTACTCGGTTATAAAAAATGTGTCTTCCTACAACTGCCGTTGTTCTCATGTTACTCCAACCAGGATTAACGTAATCTGCATGATAAAATAAAGCACCTTTGGATGGGTCTTTCATTGTATCATGATGAACATAGAAATGCACTGCTCTATTCAATACATCATTATACAACGAATTCGACTCAGTTGTCAAGAGTTTTTTGGTTGATCTGTAATTCGCTTTGGCATCACACCACCAGGAAAATTGGCAGACCTCACCAATTCTTTGTTTGACAACACCACAATAGGTGTCGGGATACTTACCACTCTTCATGCGATGGTAAGTAACGAATGCGACAGCAATCTGCCCCTCAGCGGGTTCTTGTGCTGCCTCAAAATAAATGTTATGTGCTAGACAATCAACTTGCTCCTTTGCCTCTGGACTCAATTGATGATATGTCACTTTGAGTTTTGTAGGGATTTTAGCCTCTGCCATCCCTTGTGTAAAAAATAAAATAAATGCAGTGAAAAATACACTGAGTAGTATTGTTAAAATACGCATTATTTCTCCTTGTTAGTTAGGAGAGTGCCGAAGCACTCTCGTTCCCATTCAGGTAGATGATTTTGATTTTGGTTTATCTACGGATTGAATATTCGAAACAAAACCGTTAAGCGTTTGTGCTTTGGTAATGATATCGTTTTCTGTGGGATAAGGTGGCATCGGTGGGTGGTCTGGTATTACAACGCCGCCTTGTAGTTTAGCGACTTCGACCTTTATCTGCCAATCTTGGGTTACTGCATCACGTTTGCCGAAATATTCTTCGACCAACATGTCTTTCGCCATCTTTAAAAGTTCGAGACGTATCTCGAAAGGTGTGAGATTACTCATTTGTTTCTCCTGTGTGTGTTATACTGGCGATTGTGTGTGTTGTGCCAGTATTCTTATTTAGTCTTTTTTTTCCTCGCCTGTGATACAATAACCCCCTTTGAACACATAAACATCGGAATCGACTCGTAATTGCTCATAAACTTCATTGTTAAAACACTTGTATGGGTCTTTATAATTCTGTGACCAATAGAATGCACCATAACCAATACCCCCAAGAATCATCAGAATAGGAATATACTTCAGGAACTTTACAATTCCTGGCATCAAGTCTAATAGCTTCGGCAGTATTTCGAGCAGTGCTTTCAATCCCACAACCCTCTGTAATATTTACCAAACAAACGGAATCCATTATCCATTCGTTTGTATACTTTATTCATGCCTTCATAGTCACACTTATAGGTATGATTAGGTCCATGTTCCATGCTGTAAAGTTTGGGTCTGCCATCTTCATACCATTCGCATGGCACATGTATTATATCATGTTCACCCGAACTGTATGCATTTTCCCACGAATCATCAACGAAGTGTTCAAATGCAAAAATCATTTCATCCAGAACCCATTCCCACTGATTTTGTGCAATATCCCAAGAATCTTTTCTGTATTGTTCATGGTCATCGAATTCTAACTCTTTTTGAGGATTCCAATCCTCATGACCAACAACTCGTAGTTCTTCTGGAATATCATCAGGGTCAACAAATGGTGAACCGTGTTTTGTTGCTTTTAGTTGTTTCAACATCGGTAGAATAATATCTGCCAATGTGGAATCCATATTCCAAGTGTCGTATTTGTCAATCTTCACATAGTTAATTTGTGGATGCACAAAGTCGAGAAACTTCTGCCATGCTATAGTAAAAGGATTGAGAACTTTGACAAGTTTCTTAATGATTGGTTCATCATAATCAATCTCACGCCAAAAGAAAACCTTCTCCAAAATAGTATAAGGAGAAACCCAATGATTACGATAGTTCGATTTATAGATTTTCATAATGTATAGAATTTGGTGGGAGTGATTGGTTAATAAGGACACTCCCGAAACCCCAAGTAAGTTACGCTGCTAAGCGATCCTCACCATAAAATGCGTCATTTGCATTTGTAGTTTTGCTTGATTAACGGTCATCGCCTACCGTGTTGCCTTCTCCACTATCTCACGCTGTCGAAGCCTTGTCATCCCCATCAGAAGTACACTACACAATATGCTTCTGGTGGAGATGGAGGGAATCGAACCCTCGTCCAACATGCCTTTGCTTTGAAGGGATTACAACAATTCTATCTTATGTAATTGCCAGTGACAACTACATAAATGAACAAACACCAACCAAATCGTAATGCTATATCAAACCATCGTTCGAAGTGGTCAAGCGATGTTTTGTTCTGTTTCTTCTCTTCCATTTTGTAGTCCTAACTCACGGTCAAATTTATTCTTCATCATCGCATACCAACCCCACGAACCGAAAAAGGTTGTACCTGGATTCGGTCCGTTTTCTTTCAAGTATGCATTAAGTTTTTCATCATATTCTTTTTCAGTCATATCACCCACCAAATTTAGATGCAGTTGTGAATTTCGCAGAACCTTTACTTGTTCTACCTTTCTTCAAAGGTTTATCAGACTTAGGTTTAGTTTCTGTTTGATTCGGTTTATCAGGTCTATTAAACTTCGTTACACCCAATGGTTCTGTTTTGCCTTTACCTGGAAATCCTGTTTCATTCGTTCCATGTAATTTGGCAGTTTTTGTGTTGTGGTGAAATACTGAATCTTGGTTATAGTGCCTACCATGTTCTTTGACATCGTGCAGCAATTGTTTACCATGTTCATCACCAGCACCTTTGGCATGCACCATAATAGACTTCTCTTTACCGCCTTCCCAATGTCCCTCAACTTCTTTATGGGAATATCCTTGTGCAGATAGTTTTTTCTTCAACTCCGCATGTCGTGATTTGTTTTGTTCTGGTGTTGCTTCACCCTCTGGACGATGTGCCGATACTATGGCATAGTGGCGTCCTTCTTGTTCATGCTTGTGTAGTCTTGCTAGTGGATTGCCTTCCACCATCAAAAAATCTAAAAAAGATAACATATGAATTACTCCTGTTGTGATTCAATCTCGTATTTATGAATATATCGCATCAGGGGTAATATGTAGGGTTCTTTTTCTTTCTCAAATATCTGAATCGTTCCATCACCAACGGCAATCGCAACCACGATATTATTGATAGGAATTCCTGCAAGTTCTTCAAACATTATTGCATAGGCAGTGCATTGCATGAAATAGTTCTGAATCCAATCCTCTTCCTTTGCCTTGTTTGCTGTCTTGAAGTCAATAATGGCAGGTTGTCCCTTCCACTTGGCAATACAGTCAACTCGTCCCGCAATCTTTAGATTATGAGAATAGAGTGCCTGTTCAAGTGCATATACATCAGAGATATTATAATCCAAATGCTCTCGCATTGCAACAAACATCTCTTTGATATCTGGCATCATTGCCGATAACTTCATCGGTGTCATTTCATTCAGCAAATAGGATTCACAGATACTATGAAATCTAGTACCTCGATTCGATGCTTTGGTTGAGATTTTGTTTGCTTCTTCTGCACCTACTCGTTCACGCCATTCCATAATTGCTTTCTTGTTATAGTTGGCGAGAACTGTTGTAATTGAAGGGTAGGATTTACCGTCTGGTGTTGTGTATCTCCTACCCTTCTCGGTTGTTACTGCTTGTAGATCAAAATCAAGTTGTGGTAACTTTACATGATTAAATGGCATTGGTTATGATAAGTAAAGATTCCTATTTAAGTGTGAATGATGTCGGATATACTTCTCTTTATTTTTTGCTCTACCTTCCCTAAAAATATCGTCTAATTCAAACTGAATTATTTGCTTTTGTTCTTTCTCTTGATACTCATTGAGAATTGCCGACTTCTTACGCACTGAACGATTTGCCATAGATACTCCTTGCTAAAGTTAGCATAACAAATATTTCACCCAATATGTTTCTTTACTAGCTCCTTAGTTTTAATTTGTTTAATGGATTGGCGGCCGTATTGTTGCCCTACGGCACTTGCTGAATGTTTCTCTGCAACTTTGGATAGAACTTCTTTGAAACCGTCTGGAACTTTACCAGTGATTGATACACCTCCAACAGTGGCGGTTGCGCCAAGTAGTTGTTGGATATGCGGATTGTCTTTGAGATACTGCTCACGTGCTGCAATGCTCATGAACGCCTCAAACTCTTCACCTGTTTCATTATTTACGAAATCATATGTCGGCATAATTTTATTTAGTTATAAACCACTCTGGAACTTCACGATTCTTCCAGTTGGCTAAGTGTGTCTTATTCTGTATATAGTAGTTGCGATACGATGCAAGTGAATCTAACACGTATCGGTCTGTGTATATTTCTTTCAGCACTTTCACATCATCTGGCATCGCAGGTGTTGGTTCGGTAAATGGCGCCCACGGCATATTGTCAGGTATTCGTGCAAGATACAGTTCCAACTTTGAACACGCATGGACTTTGCCATACCGATACGTGTATTCAGTCATCAATGCTTGAAACAACGCAAATAACCAATCATAGTTTTTGTCCGATTGTCTCACCCATATCGAAGATGGATGA